CAAGAAATGAAGGTGCTGACTTGCTAGTTAAAACTAGAGAACAAGTTGGACAACCAACAAATCAACAAGTGATTTTCAAAAAATCAGATATTAATAAAATGTCTGAAAACGAGTTTATGAAATATGAGAAAGATATTTTAATAGCTCAAAGAGAAGGTAGAGTTGTCGAAGGATAATTTTATTTTTTCATTTTTATCAACAAGTAAATAAAGGAAATAAAAAATGGCACATTTCGCAGGTGCTGGTACACTCAACTTCGGTGGAGCTGCTCCAGCAGGAACACAGGCAAATCAGTTCTGGGTTCCAGAAATATATAGTAAAAAAGTACAACTTGCTCTTAGAAAAGCTTCTACAGTAGAAGCTATCTGTAATACAGATTACATGGGTGAGATTAAAAACTTTGGCGATACAGTTAATATCGTTAAAGAACCAGAAATGTCAGTTGCGGCATATACTAGAGGATTAACTCCATTAGTAAATACAGCAGTAACTGATGAAGAATTAGTTTTAATAATTAATAAAGCTAATTATTTTCATTTTCAAATCGATTCTTTAGAGAAAAGATTTGGACACATCAACTTCCAAGAAATTGCATCTAATAACGCAGCGTATAAGTTAAAAGATACAATGGATGCGGAAGTTATGCAAAATATGTATGATGATGCTCACGCAGCAACAGCTACATTAACGCCAATTATTGCAGGTGGTGTTGCAGCTAAAAAATTACTTTTTGGCTCAGTAGCAGTTCCGATTGCAGTTAATCATGGTGCAGGAGCTTTAGATGTAGACCCTCTAAACTTCATGTCAAGATGTGCACAAGTTATGGATGAAAACAACAATCCTGATGAAGGTAGATGGTTTGTAGCAGCTCCGAATTTTTATAATTCGTTAGCAGATACAAGTTCTAAACTTTTATCAATTGACTACAATGCAGGAAAAGGTTCATTAAGAAATGGACTTGTTGCTTCTGGTTTAGTTAGAGGATTTTCTATGTACAAATCGAATAACCTTCCCTACTCTGCAGGTACTACACCAGTAGTTCTGTTTGGTCATATGAGAAGTACTTCAGCAGCTTCAGCGATGAATACTGTTGAGTCTTTCAGAAGCCCAACAACTTTTGCGGATGAGGTTAGAGGACTTCACGTATATGGTAGAAAAGTACTAACAACAGCTTCAGTTGGAGCTGGTATTGTTACAGTAACATAATCATAACTTTGATAGGGGGTAGCAATATCCCCTATCATTTAATAAATATAAAGGAACTATTATGGAAACATTAAAAGTTATTGCTTTTGAAGCAAAACATTTATACAAAGAACATAAGAAAGTTGTTATTGCAACTGGAATAATTTTAATTATTGCAATAATAGTTTAAGGAATTTATGGGATTAATGTCATCTCCTGCCTGGACTAGGAAAGAAGGCAAAAATCCTAAAGGTGGTTTAAATGCTAAAGGTAGAGCATCTTATAATAAAGGTCGTACAAAGACTGGAAAAAAAAGAAACCTTAAAGCACCTAGTAAAGTTAAGGGAAACAAAAGAAGAAAAAGTTTTTGTGCTAGAATGAGAGGAATGAAAAAGAAATTGACTTCCAAGAAAACAGCTAGAGACCCTAACTCAAGAATTAATAAATCATTAAGAGCATGGAACTGTTAAATGGCAAAAGATTATAAAACACTTGTAAACGAATTATTAGTAGAGTTAAATGAGCCAGAAGTTTCTACAGTTGCTACTGGAGTTGGAATACAAAAACAAGTAGCCAATGTAGTTAACAGAGCTTATTTTGATATTGTAGATTCTGTAGATGATTGGTCATGGTTAAGTACAGATGTACCTGATGACCCATACTATGGAAATACAATTGTACCAACAGTTGTTGGACAAAGATGGTATTTATGTAAAGCAGGGTCAGCAAATATAGATGCTGATTTTGATTCAGTAAATTGGGATATGTTTACTCTTGTAGACCCTAACTCACCTTTCACAAATAATAAATTAGCTTTCACAACTTTAACAGTTTGGAGAGCAAACTATGCTTCTTCAGAAGAACAAGCTGCAAGAACTGCTAGTTATGGAACACCATTAAGAGTTATAAGAAGTGCTGATGGTAGAAGATTTGGATTATCTCCAATACCTAATAAAGTTATGAATATTCATTTCTTTGCTTATAATAGACCTACTGCTTTATCAGCAGATACAGATACAGTTCTATTTCCAGAACAATACAAACCAGTTTTAATAGCAAGAGCTAGATATTATTTATATCAATTTAAAGATAATATTGCACAATCGCAATTAGCTTTAGATGAATATAAAAAAGGATTACAAAATATGGCGGATAATTTAAATTCACCACAACCATCTTATATGTCAGATGTAAGGTTTACTTATTTATTACCATAAGGATTAAAAAATTATGCCAACTCAAGGTGCGTCTATTACAGTTGCAGGAGGATTAGATTTAGTTTCAAGTAGTCATGCTTTATTTAGAACCCCTGGAGCAGCAACTATATTAGAAAATTTTGAATCATCTACAACAGGTGGTTATCGAAGAATTAATGGTTATACTAAATGGGGTGCAGGTGCTTCAGCTATACCTTCAGGTTCAGCACTAGATTCTATTACAGGAATTGTTTCTTATGCTAATGGAGTTGTAGCTTGTCAAGGTGCAAATATTTATTGGTCTAGTGATGGTATTACTTGGCTTCAAGTTAATAAAAATACTTATGTAACTAAGACAGGAACAGTTGTAGTTACTGCAGGTTCTGCAATAGTTACAGGAACAGGAACAGCATTTACAACAGAATTTGCTGTAAATGATAGAATACAAATTAATAGTATTAATTATAGAGTTTTATCTATAACAAGTGATACAGTATTAACATTAGATTATAATGTTGTTACTGCAGTTTCAGGAGTTGCTGTTAAAAAAAGTGGAATTGTTGCAGGAAGTTTAGCTGCTGCTACCACTATTTTAAGAACAAATCAATCGAATAATCAATTTACTACTTTTGAATCAGATGGTGCTTATGGTAGTTTATATATTACTGATGGTACTAATAAGATAGCTGAATTTCAAATAACTGTTTCAGGTGCAGTTAATACTTTTTACTTTGAAGAGTTAGAAAGGTCAGCTCCTATTAATCCTAAAATATGTGGTATATTTTCAGAACGATTAGTGGTTGCAGGTCAATCAGTTTCAACAAGTACAGTTTCTTATAGTGATAGGTTAGAACCTTATAATTTTACAGGAACTGGAGCAGGAGAAATAGATGTTGGAGATATTATTGTAGGGATTAAAGTCTTTAGAAATAGCTTAATTATATTTTGTAAAAATAGTTTATTTGAGTTGACAAGTCTTGATTCTACCCCTATACTTAAATCTATAACAAAGAATATAGGTTGTGTAAATGGAAACACAATTCAAGAAATTGGTGGAGATTTAATCTTTTTAGCACCTGATGGATTAAGAACAGTTGCTGGTACAGCTAGAATTGATGATATAGAAATTGGTTCTATTAGTAGAAAGATTTTACCTTTAATAAATACTTTGCTATCAAATATTGCACAGTATACTATCTCTAGTATAGTTATTAGAGAAAGAAGTCAATATAGATTATTTTATCATCAGACTGGTCAATCTAAGTCAGGACAAAAAGGAATTATAGGAACTTTTAAATTTGATGAGAATGGAGTTCCTGCATTTGAGTGGAGTGAAACTAAAGGTATGGAATTAAAATTTTGTACTTCTGATTTAAACAATTCAAATGAAGAAGTTAAATTTGGTGCAAATGAAAGTGGTTACATTTATCAAATAGATACAGGTAACAATTTTGATACTTCAAATATTAATGCAAAATTTCAAACACCAGATATGGATTATGGTGATAATGGTTTAAGAAAAAGTCTTTATGGAGTTAAAGCAAATATTAAACCAGAAGGAACACAACCAGATTTACAGATGAGAATTAGATATGATTTTGAATCTACAACTGTACCTCAACCAAGTGCAGTTAATGTAGGTTCTTTAGCAGCTACATCTTTATATGGTTCTGCTTTATATGGAACTGGAGTTTATGGTGCAGTAACACTACCAAGTAAAAGAATGATAGTAACAGGAAGTGGTTTCTCAAATAATTTTAGATTTTTTAGTAATGATACAAATGCTGCATATGCAGTTAATGGATTATTTGTTTCATTTATAGCAGGAGGAAGAAGATAATATGGCAGGATATACAAGACAAAGTTCAGCAGAAATAGTAGATACTCTTACAATTGATGCAGTAGATTTAAATAATGAATTTGATGCTTTAGTTTCCGCATTTGTAAATACAACTGGACACAAACATGATGGTACTGCAGCTAATGGTCCTGTAATTGGATTAATTGGTGACGCAAATCTTGCTACTCCTTTAAATAAAGTTTTAGTTGATACAGCAAATGCTGAATTAGAATTTTATATTAAAGTTGGTGCTTCAGCTACAGAACAATTTAAAATTTCTGATGGCTTAATAGTTCCTTCAGTAACTAATGATATTGATTTAGGAACAGCAACTTTACAATTTAAAGATGCATTCTTTGATGGTACAGTAAATTTAGATACTTTAGTTATTGGGACAGCTACAGGAATTACAGATATAGATACAGACTTAACTGCAGTTTCAGCTAGTGATGATACTCTAGCTTCAGCAAAAGCAATTAAAGCTTATGTTGATGCATCTCCTGTTGGAGACCTTACTTCTATTGTAGCAGGAACAGGTTTATCAGGAACAGATTTATCAGGACCAATTCCAACTTTAACTATTGATACTGGTACAACAGTTGATAAAACAACTGTTCAAACTTTAACAAACAAAACTCTTACAAGTCCAGTTATTAATACACCTACAGGTGATGTAGTAACAATAACAGGTTCTCAAACTCTTACAAATAAAACTCTTACAAGTCCAGTTCTTGATACAGCTATTAGTGGTACAGCTTTTAAAGATGAAGATAATTTTACATCTGATTCAGCAACTGCTGTAGCTTCACAACAATCAATTAAAGCATATATTGCTACTCAAGTTTCTGCAGGAGACCTTACTGCTATTACAACAGGAAATGGTTTAAGTGGAACATCTTTAACAGGACCAATACCAGATTTAACTATTGACACAAGTATAACAGTTGACAAAACAACTACACAAACTTTATCAGCTAAAACATTAACAAGTCCAGTTTTAAATGGAACACTTAGTGGTACAGCATTTTTAGATGATGATACTTTAGCGGATGATTCTGCTATAGCAGTCGCATCTCAACAATCTATTAAAGCTTATGTAGATACACAAGTAGCAACAATTCCAGTTGGTGATATTACTGCAGTTGTTGCAGGTACAGGTTTAACTGGTGGTGGAACAAGTGGTTCTGTAACTTTAAATGCAGATGTTTCAGCATCAAGTACAAATACATTTACAAATAAAACTGTAGATGCAAATGGTACTGGTAATAGTATTACAAATCTTGAAGTAGCAGATTTAGCTTCAGGTGTTCTTGATACAGATTTAACAGCAGTTTCTGCAAGTGATGATACTTTAGCTTCTGCTAAAGCTATTAAAACTTATGTAGATTCTCAACCCCATTCAAGTGTTACAGCAAGTAGCACAACTACATTTACAAATAAAACAATTGATGTAGATGCTACAGGTAATTCAATTACTAATTTAGCAGATGCTAATATTAAAGCAGCAGCAGCTATTGATGCAACAAAGATTGCAGATGGCACAGTAACAAGTACAGAATTTCAATATATAAATAGTTTATCATCTAATGCACAAACGCAAATAGATAGTAAACAAGCTACAATTGATGCTTCAAGTAGACTAAACGCTAATCTAGTTGGAGATGGTTCAGTAGATGATACTGAATTTGGTTATTTAGATGGCGTAACTTCAGATATACAAACACAATTAAGTGCTAAAGCTTCAGCAGGATTTGCTGTGGCTATGGCAATTGCTTTGTAAGTTCTGTTGACAACAGAGTAAATAAAAGGTATAATTAGGATAATTCTATGGCACAAGATTTTGAAAGAACTTTAAAACAAGACATAACTTTACTTGCTTCTCCAACAGTATTAAGAGCAGCAGCAGATTCTGATGATGCAATCATAGGTATTAGGTGTGCAAACACTTCTGGTACTTCTGTGAATGTATCTGTTTATGTTAAAAATGGAAGTGATACATATTTTATTATTAAAGATGCACCCATCCCAAATGGTGGCTCTTTAGAATTAATTGATGGTGGCTCTAAAGTTGTATTAATGAGTGGTGATTCTATAGAAGCTTACGCTTCTGCAGCAACTTCTCTTGATATAATTACAAGTGTTGTAGATACTATCTCAGCATAATAATTTAAGGAAATAAGTTCTATGGCATATGTTGGAAAAACCCCAGCTAACGCAGTATTAACATCAAGTGATATTACAGATGGTGTAATAACTTCTGCTAAGATTGCAACTGATGCAGTTATTGCTGCAAAGATTGCAGCTAATGCAGTAGAAGAAGCTAAAGTAAATGCTGATGCTATTACAAATGCTAAAACAGAATTTACACCTGGACTAATAATTAAAGGTGATGGTTCAAGTGCTGATGGAAAAATAATTCTTAATTGCTCACAAAATACTCATGGAGTTAAAATACAATCACCTGCACATAGTGCAGCACAAGATTATACTTTAATATTACCAACAAGTGTAGGAACAAATGGTCAAGTTCTATCTAGTAATGGTAGTTCTACAAATCAATTATCTTGGGTAGATGCAGTAGAAGCTAAACCAACAGTTGCAGATGTAAGTCAAACAATTGCTCCAGCTATATCACAAACATTTAATATAACTGGAACAGGATTTGTTTCAATACCAATAGTAGAATTTATTTCAGCTACTGGAGTTATTACAAGAGCTGGTGCTGTTACTTTTACAAGTGCAACAAGTTTGTCTGTAACAGTTACATTAGCAAGTGGTTCTTATTATGTTAGAGTAGAAAATAATGATGGTAATGCAGGAAGAAGTAGTAATGCAATTATTACTGCAAGTACTGCACCAACATGGACTACTGCTGCAGGTTCTATAGGAACTATAGCAGGAGATTTTTCAGGAACAGTTGCAACAGTTGCAGCAACATCAGATTCAGCAATAACTTATTCTGAAACAACATCAGTATTAACAAATGCTTCTTTAGCAAACTGTGCATTAAATAGTTCTACAGGTGCAATTACAACAACAGATTTTGGTGGTAGTTCAACTGCTGCTACAACATATACATTTACTTTAAGAGCTACTGATGCAGAAGCTCAGACAGCAGATAGAATATTTACATTGACAAGCTCATTTGGAGCAACAGGCGGAGGACAATTTAACTAATGGCAAATACATCAATTTATAGAAATATTGCATCAACAGGTAATTCGGATATATGTACAATATCATGTTGGTTTAAAAAAGATTTTACAGGTGTAGAAAAAGCACTCTTTGGTGGTTGGAGAAGTTCAACTGATAGATTTCAAATAAGATTTAAGGATGATGATACTATAGATGTTGAATTTGGATATAGTGGTTCTTGGTATAGTTTAATTACTAATAGAAAATTTAGAGACCCATCCTCTTGGATGCATCTTGTACTTGCTATTGATAGTACACAAGGAACTCCTGCTAATAGAGAAAAACTTTACATTAATGGAGTACAGGAAACTTCTTTTTCAACAGAAGTTTATATGCCACAAAATAATGATACACTTATGACAACTTCAGGAGATGAAGTAATGGTTGGGAGTTCCAATCAAACAAGTGGCTCAGGTACTCATCAAGGTTTTTGGAAAGGATGTATGTCTCACGTTCAGTTTGTAGATGGTTTACAATTAGCACCAACAGAATTTGGGGAGTTTGATGCTACTTCAGGAATATGGAAAATTATAACAACAGCTTATGGAACACCAGGAACAAATGGTTTCTTTTTAAAGATGGAAGATAGTACCAATATGGATTTAGATAGTTCTTCTAATTCACTTACTTTTACAACAGAAGGAACTTTAACATCCACAAAAGATAATCCTTCTAATAATTTTGCAACATTTAATCCTTTATTAGGCGGAAATGAAACTCAAACTTTTACAAATAGTAATACAACTGTAAATTTTGGAGCATCAGGTCAATGGGGATATAATGCGTCAACCCAAGCTGTAAGTTCAGGTAAGTGGTATTTTGAATTAAAATGTGAAGCTGTTGGTGGCGAAACATATGTGGGAATAATGGACGAAGATGACATTAATGCAAATCAAGTATCAGGTGGTAGTGGTAGAGATTGGGTAGGAAAAGGAACTAATTCTATTGGTTTAGGTCAAGGTGGTTATATGCAAAAAAATTCTGCAAACTTACAAACTGGATTAGCTACTTATACAACAGGAGATATTATTAGTATGGAATTAAATTTAGTTGCCAACACATTACAATATTATAAAAATGATGTTGCGGTAGGAACAACTGCGGCTGTAACAGCAGGGAAAACTTATTTCTTTGCAGTATCAGGTTACAGTAATACAAAATGGAATAGTAATTTCGGCAACGGATATTTTGGAACAACAGCAATAACTTCAGCAGGAACTAACGCATCAGGTAATGGAACATTTGAGTATGATGTACCCACAGGGTTCACAGCTCTTTGTACAAAAGGAATTAATTCATAATGGCATATCTATCTTTTAAACCAACAGATTATTTTAATACAAAACTTTATACAGGTGATGGTAGTGCATCACAGGCTCAAACTGGTTTAGGTTTTCAACCTGATTTTAACTGGACTAAAGCTAGGGGACTAGTAGAAGGTCAAGTTCTTTTTGATAGTGTAAGAGGAGCTACACAAACTATATATTCAAATGCAACTGCGGCACAAAGTGCAATACCTTCAAATTTAATAAGTTTTGATGTTGATGGTTTTACAATGGGAAGTAATGGAGAAGTTGGACAAAATACAGAAAATTATGCTTCTTGGAATTGGAAAGCAGGAACTACATCAGGAATAAGTGGTGGAACAATAACACCTTCATCTTATTCAATTAATACAACAAGCAAATTTGGAATTTATAAATATAGTGGCAATGCAACATCAGGAGCTACGATTGCTCATGGATTAGGTGTAGCACCAACAATGCTGATAACTAAAAAAATATCGGCTGTTGGAGATTGGCACGTAGCTCATCAAGATAATAGTGCTTATCCTTGGAATTCTTATTTATATCTTAATACTACTAATGGTACTCAGGAAGAAAATACTGCAACTTGGTTTTTAAATGATACAGCTCCCTCAAGTACATTAATTACATTAGGAAATGGTACAGGTATTAATAGTTCAGGAGTAGATTATCTTATTTATGCTTTTGCAGATGTAAAAGGCTTCAGCAAATTTGGAGGCTACACTGGAAATGGAAATGTAAATGGCACGTTTGTTTACACAGGATTTAGACCAAATATGATTATGATTAAAAATACATCAGGTCAAAATTGGAATTTGTTAGATGCTGTTCGTAATCCAAGTAACGTAGCTAATAAAACTTTTACCCCTGATACAGCTGCGGCAGAAGCGGTTAATGGTACAGGAGCAGGAGATAAAAAAATTGATATATTAAGTAATGGCTTCAAAATTAGAACAAATAGTAATGAACTTAATCAAAGTGGTGTTAATCATATTTATATGGCTTGGGCACAAGAACCGATAGTAGGAAGTAATGACACACCAGGAGTAGCAAGATAATATTATGGCACAAACAAAAGTAACATCACCAGGTATAACAGATAGTTCAATTACTAATGTTAAAATAGCTGATGTAGCAGCAAGTAAATTAACTGGTGCTTTACCAGCAATTAGTGGTGCATCTTTAACAGATTTACCAAGTGAAACAAAACCTACTATAGCTTCTATATCTCCAAGTGTTATTACTAATGCTCAAACAGCAGTAACATTAACTGGAACTAATTATGTAAGCGTTCCACAAGTTCAAGCAATCAATTCAACTGGAGCTATTGTAAATGCAGACAGTATCACTTACACAAGTGCTACAACTATTGTCGCTACATTTACATTAACTACAGATGGTACATATTATTTAAGAGTTGAGAACAATGATGGTAATGCTGTTAGAAGTTCTACAGCTTTATTAACTGTTTCTGATAATCCAGTATGGGTTACAGCAGCAGGAAGTTTAGGAAGTTTTGCAGGTGCTTCAGCAATTGCAACACAAACTTTAACTTGTACTGATGCAACATCATTTGCTATAACAAGTGGAGCTGTTGCAACACCTTTAACATTTACAACAGGTGTTGGAAGTTGTACTATTACAGGTACACAAACACAATATTCAGCAGCAGCAGTATCAAATTTTACAGTAACAGCTACAGACGCAGAAGGACAAACAGCAGTAAGAGCTTTTAGTATGTCTTGGAGCTTTACAATAGCAGGTTCAGGAGGATTTAATTAATGGCTAGTACAAGATTATATAGAACATTTGGAGCAGGTAATAGAGATAAGTGGACTTTTAGTGCTTGGTTAAAATGGGATGGCTTTGGTGGTGACACTAAAGTATTTTC